TGACTGGTCAACACGCCCTCAAGGGCAAGCGCACGCTTTTGTTCGGGCGTAAATTCAGCCTTGTATTGAGGATTGGCAAGCATTGCAGCCATGCGTTGCGGGTCAGTTTCTCGACCCGTTGCGGTTGGCATATACACTTGGTCGTCTTCCGGTCTGCGCCCCAAGCGCACTTGTGGGCCTGCTTGCGGAACCATTTCGGGAGTTGGGGCAGGCATAGCGGTCTTGCGGTATTCCAACCGACCGTCTACCAGTTCCGGCGTTCCCGCTTGTGCAATGTCTTGCATTGCGGCTTCGCCAATCGTCATCGTTTTGGCAGGCTCGGTCAACGCACGAAGGAAATCCCGTGCCTCACGGGTTTGCGCCTTCATTGCGCCTTCTTCAGCCTCATCTGCCTTGCGTGCTGCACGGGCGGTCAGGAACGCCTGTAAACCCTGCACCAAGGGCGCTCCGCGAGGAATGGGGGCGTTCTGGATGTCCCCCGGCTGGTACGCCTGCTGCGCCAACATCTCTGCCATACGGCGACGACGGCGTGCCTCGGAGGCTTGCCGCTGGTATTCGTCTGGGAGCGCAAAGGTTGAGACTGTTTTAACCGCCATATTCAAATCCTCCCCGGTCAGGGCCACCCTGCGGGTTGGTCATCCCCGGCGACTTCGGCATTTTCGGATACTGCCGCAGGAACTGACGCGGCGCACGGTTGATGTCCGCAGCGTTCTGCGGGGGCGAATATTGCATATCACTCTGCGCCCCTGCGTTGTTGCTCACCTGCTGGCTCTGGCCCTGCATCTGGAGCATACGCGCCATGCGCTGACCGCGACCGCCGTTCATCATGGGGGGAGCGTTAAAGGTCTGGTATGGGGTTCTCATCGGTTAACCTCCAAACATACTCTTGCCAATTGCGCCACCCAACGGCCCACCAAGAGCCGTTCCAGCCATGCCAGCAAGGCTACCGTACAGCCCCATCTGCGCGTTTTGGCGTGCAATCTGATTCTGGTAGTTTTGTTGCGCGAAGTTACCAGCCGCTTGTTGCGCTCCGAAGATGGGAGCCGCCCCAACCTCTGCGCCCTGATAGGCTTGGAACTGCGGCATCTGCACCTGTGCGCCGCCCATGATGGCTGCGACCTCGTTAAGCGGGAGCGCCCGAAGCGCCAACTGCTCTTGCAACGCTGCCTGACGCTGGGCGTTCTGGAAGTTTGCCGCCGCCTGCGCTTGGTTGAAGCCCTGCGCTTGGAGCGCCGCTTGTGCCTGTGCTTGCTGCAATGCCGCCTGTTGGTTCTGGGCAAGCGAGGCGTTATACAACCCAGCAATGTCCATCTCCTGCCCAAACTGCTGACCGGCAGCAGCGTTGTACGCACCCGCCGCGCCCAAGCCCTGTTGGAAGTTCTGCGCGATGGCACGGTTAGCCGCGTCTTGAGCCGCTTGCTGCGTCTGGAACGACGACAATTGAGCCTGCCGCCCAAACTCACCCGCCGCCATGCGCTGCTGGAAGTTCTGCTGCTGCGCTTGATTTGCCATTGCCTGCGCGGCTTGCGCCTGACCGAAGTTTTGCCCGATGGCCTGATTACCCGCAGCCTGATTCTGCATCGCCGCTTGGAACGCCGCCAATTGCGCCTCGTTGCCAAACTGACCGGCCTGCGCCCGTTGCCCAAACGCTTGCTGTTGCGCTTGGTTTGCAGCAGCCTGCCTAGCCAATTCGTTCTGGAAATTTTGCTGCGCTGCTGCGTTTTGCGCTGCGGTAGCCTGTTGACCCGCGCCAAACCCCGCCAGAGCCGCTTGGTTGGCAAAGCCGCCAAGGGTCTGTGCCTCACCTAACCCCTGCTGGCGTGCCGCCATATCAAGGCTAATGCCCTGTAGCGCGGCCTGCGTTCGCAGGTCGTTTTCTTGCTGTTGTTGCTCGGTGATGGCAGCGCCATACGCCTCGCCGCCACGCACCAAGCCCTGATTCGCCAACTGTGTCTCAAGTTGCGACCGTTGGCGCTGCAACTGCGGGTCGAGGCGCGACATGATGGCCTGTTGCGCCGTCATGCCAGCGTTTACCGGCATTGCGGCAAGTTGCGAGGTGTCCAACTGCCCTTGCAACCCCGGAGCCATAGGCCCGCCCTGCGCCATCGCAGCAGCCCCCGGCGCTCGGGCAACATCGCCCACGCCTGTCAGGTCATATTGGCCTCGAAGCGACGGAGCGCCTACGCCGCCTTGCGCTGCACCAAACGCGCCCCCGCTTGGCCCACCTGCTGCCATGCCCAACCCAGAAGCGTCGAACCCTTCGAGGTTTAACCCTTGTGGGCCACCCGCAGCCATTCCGTACTGTCCTGCCGTGGGGCCGAAGTTAACCGGCAGCGCCGACACATCAGAGCGTGCGCGACCCTGCAACTCGGGAAGGGTCGGCAGGTTGCCATAACCGCCAAATTGGAACTGCTGCGCCGGAAGCCCCTGCGGGGTGAAATCCGTGCCGTAAATTTTTTGCACATTCTCAATGGCCTTTTCACCAAGGCCGGAAAGCGCCAACTCCACCCGCTGCTGCGCCTTGAGGGTCGCCTGCGCCTCGGGGGTCAGGTACTGCTCAATCGTCGGGGTGTCCAAGTCCACCATTTCGGTGAACATCTCGCGGGTGGGCATCACATCGCCCAGATACTCCCCGCCGCCGTAGCCCTGATTAAACCGTTGCGTCTGTCCCGGCCCCATGCCGGACGCATCAAAGCGACCGCCGCCAATAAGCATCGCAGTAGGAACCTGCGCTCCGGTAGGGAGCGTGGTGAAGTCGGCTCGACCGCCCTGCGTGTATGCGCGGTCATCGCCCATTCCCAGAGCCTCGCGCCGCGCAGCAGGCATACCGTCAGCCTTTGATGCCGTAGGTTCGGGCGTAACGCCGAGGTCAACGCCGCCGCCATACATACCGCCACCGCCCATCTGCACGCCACCGCCGCCCGTTGTGGGCATGGCAGCACCGCCACCAACGCCAACGGTTGAGGGTGCGCCCTGCGGTGCGCCGGTAGCCGGTGCCTGCGGGTTACGCGCACGATAGTTAGCCATCGCCGCGTCATACGCAGCGCGGTTAAATTGCGGTCGCCCGTAGGTCACACGCTGACCACCAAGCGGGGTAATGACATTAGGGTTAGAAAGCCGCGCAGTAAGGCGTGCCGCCTCTAGGTTGGCAATGCCCTGTTGTTGCGCTGCACCTGCGTAATCAGGCGCTGGCGGCGGTGCCGGTGATTTTTTTCCCATAACGGTGTCCTAAATAACGACACGCCTCGCGTGTCATGGTCAGGAAAACAATATCACCGTCGGTGTCGGCATCCTTTAGACGCGCTTCCTCGGTGAAACCCATTTTACGCACAAGCCTGATGGCTTTCGCGTTTTTACTGCCCACGGGGGCGATGATTTTGTCAACCCCGCAGACATTGAAAGGATAGTCAAACATGGCTGCAATGTAAGCGGGGGTTAAGCGGTCAGAGATGGCGATGTGGCAAACCACGCTGCGCCCGTTCCAGTTCTCGTAAACCACGCCGCCGACAATGTTCTCTCCCTTGCGCAATCCGATGGCGTTAGAGCGTTCAGCGTGATACCCGCCGCCCGTATGCCCACAGACCCATTCGCCCACCTCGGGGCCGCTTGTTATATGCCAGCCCATCCGAGTTGATACACCACATCAGTTGAGGCCCATTGAATCGCTAACTTGTTGCTGCTGCTCTGAAACTGTACTGACCCGCAGTAGCCAACGCCGGTAACGCCCTGCCAGTTGTTTTGAATCTCGAGGTCAGAACCCCACACAGCCGTATCCCACAACGCGCTGTCCCAAAGGGCAGTCAACGGAGTAGAAAACGATATTGGGGCCACATTGTCTGAAATGTTGAAATCAACATTGATGCCAACCCGCACAGACGGTGTGCCGTTGCTGAAAATGCTAGGCCGTGCGCGTGTGAAAATCTTCTGTACGCCACGAGTCTCAAAGTAGTTAAAGGCTTGAAGAATCTTGCCGTTTATGTTGCTTGTGTCATCAATGTAGCCGGTGCTACCCGTTGTCCAAGCCTTTGCCACGAAAGTTGCAGCGCCAAAGTACGGAGTGTCGTCAAGCAACCCAAAGTGAAAAGCGTTCCAGTTTGTAAACCTGCACCACGCCTTCGTAATGTTGTTCATCACAAACTGTTCTTGTGCGCCTTCACGCACAGGGACATTGACGATTAGGGCGTTGTTCTTCGGGTTGTACAACATGCACCACCCGAAGTTGTCTCTATATGCCGCAGCAGCCGCCGCAAACGCACCCTGTATCTTGTCCGATAGCGCGATGTTGGGGTCGAGCCGCGAGGATTGAAGCGCCGAGGCCATTGGAATCAACCCGTCAAGCGTCAGCACCAAAAGGTCGCCGCCGTACTTCATCAGGGAGCGGGTGCCGATAGGCGCACCTATAATCCACACGCCAATCAGCGCCCATGTGGACGCAGATGAGGGGTCGGTGCCACGGTAGACAATGACCTCGCCCTTGTCGGTGACAAATACAAGGTTGTCATCCACGCCGTAACCAGCGTCAATTGTCCACGAGGCCATCGACACCAACACGCCGCCCAGACGCGCAATGGATGACAGGTCGAGAACCTGTGCCGCGCCGCCAACGCTAGAGGTTGGCAGGTACCATGCCTTCAGCGTGTCCTTCTGGATGAACCACACACGGTTCTTGAAAAGCGTCGGAGAGTTGAGCGTAGTGGTCGTAACGCCCGTAATGGCAGGCGAGGATGAACCCGTAATGCTTGTCCAAGTGGTGCCGTTGTAAAGATACGGCGTGTTGACACCGTTAGCGGCATACAGGTAGTTGCCGCCTGCGGTCGTGACATTGGTGTATTCCCACTTGGAGTTGGTCAGTCCGCTGACCGCCGCCGCGCCAATAGCACCCGCAGATGTAGCGTTGTAGAACTTGCCATCCGACACCGCCCACAACTGGTCAGAGGTGCCCCCGCTGTAGGTCATCAGGGTTTCTACATCGTCGGGAAACCCCGTGGCGTGCTTAACATAGCCGCCGCGCAAGACAACATTGGATACGCCGGGGAAGTAGTTGTCCAACTGCACGGCATCCGTGGGTGCCATGTTGGCGAGAGAATCCCGAGCGTTCCAACCGCCCACGGGCGACGGCAGGCTTGCGACATTTGCCGCAGAGCGTTGGACAAGGCGACGAGAAACAGCCATCAGTTTTCGTACCCGTAGCCGCTGTCAGGGATGTTGTCGTAGCCGATAAGAACCGTACCGGGACGCGGGGCAAACGAGAGGTTGGCAGCACCCGTATCTTGTGCGACAGCCGTCTCAAGTTCAGCGAGGTAGTCGCGGAAGATGGCGGTCGTATCAAAGCCCTTTGCCTCGAAATACTTGAGTTTGGTAGACAGCACCATCACACGGTCGGGATAGATGCAGGTGTCGTTGTCTGCCGTCATCGAAGTCTTGGCAGCACCCGCAACGCTTTCTGCCCATGCGTTGCTGCGGTACTCAAAGCCAAGCAACTCGCCAGCGTTCATTCCGGGCCAAATCTGGAAGTATTTGCCGAGCAAGCGGTAACGGATACGGGGGCCGGTCGAGATGTAGCCCGAGAGCAGCCATTCCCATTGTTGCGGCGACTCTGGGCCGAGCATTTCCCAACGCTTGCTCTTGTCCCAATGCGTGCGGTTGACGCTGCTGTAGTAGTCCGAGGGCAGGCCGTACTTGACCTTTTGGAACACCAGACCGCCGTTGACCTGCGCCTCTGTTGGCTCGTAGTTGATGGAGACAGCCGAGGGAGACAGCACGCCCGTCACATAGGTGGCATTGGGGATGCCAACGCCCTGCACCTGATAGGTCGAGTCGATGAGCGAGGTATCGGGGATGCCGGTAATGGTATATGCCGAGGTCGTCCATGTACCCGTGGTGCTAATGGCCTCGGTGTAGAAGGTGTACTGCTTGGTCAGTTCGCGCCAGTCAGCACGCCGCATCAACTCGTACCCCGAGGCGTTCATCAGGGCAAGAATCTGCACCACATCCTGATTGGGGTTACCCGCCACAGTAGCCGGTATCGGTAAACCCAGTTCAGCGGTGACCTGCTGAACCAACGCCAACATGGTTGTGGTGCTCATTCGTTAACTCTCCGCAACGGGTTCCTTCTTCGGGCGACCAGCCTTGCGCGTCATCAACGCTGCCATCTGCGCCTGAAGTTCTGCCAGTTGTTTTTTGGTGTCGTCCAATTGGTTTTCGGTTTCCGAGCGATTCCGCTTTGCAAGAAACGCCTTTGCCTTCTCACGCAAACCGGGGCCACCCATGCCAATGCGCTGCAACTGCGAATCGGATGCGTTGGCAATCTGCTCTACGGTCTGGAACTTCAAGATGCGAAGTTCCTCAATGTGTCCACGGGTAATGTCGCCGTTGCCATCGGTAAACCAGACATCAAGCGAGGTGCCAATTGCGGGGGCATCCTGCTCGTTTTGCTTCATCTGGAAATAGAGATACTGACGCGGGAACCGCTTTTTGTGGTCTTCATTCATCGGCTGTTCGATGATGGTTGTCTTGTCGCCGGGAATGTTGATACGCACAAACGGCTTGCCGTCCCACTTCGGGTCTACATCCTTTGCGATGTAAAACTCGACTTGGAGTTGCTCGTCCGCGTTGAAAATGTCGCTATCTAGAGGCATCGTCGTTTACTCCTGTGGGGAGGTGAGGGAAGAAATCACAGGTTGTTGACCTGTGTTAAGGTCGCAATGACCGAAGGAATTGCAGGCCAGACACTTGTGG